AGATAGTGGTCAACGATTGGTGGTATTCTATCTACTCCTACTGAGCCATAGAATCTTGGGGTAACATTTATATTTCCAATACTTACAGCAGCAAAGTCCTCCAAGCCGCTTAGTTCCAGTCCGTTCCTGTTGTTATTTAGATATACAGCCAAGATAACCTGTGCGTGTTTTACTCTGTCTGGAATTTCAGTATCAGTGTAATAATCAGCAACTAATCTATTTGGAAAGCTTAATCCATACAGGTTTGTGTATGTGTCAGGTTTTCTTACTCCTGATCTAGGCCACTCCAAAGCTTGAGTATCAGATACCCTAGCTCCTAAAAACTTCTCTCTGTCAATTCTTTGGGCTGCTGTAAACAAAGCTCTGTTTTTGTTATCAGTGCTTGAGTTATCCCATGCCGCAGCGTCATCACTTAGAACAAGCCCTTCAATAAAAGAGTTTGCGTCAGAAAGACCTATATAAGTGTTTGCGTTTGCACCGCCAACAGTAGCATC